CTCATCATCATGACCAACGGCAAGTTCATCGGCACAGACGAAGACTGCAAGACTGTTACTGATCGAGTTCAAGAAGCACTGGATAAAGGAGAATAGAGATGCCTAGTAAATCACCATCCCAAGCTCGAATGATGGCGGCTGCGGCGCATGATAAGAGCTTTGCCAAGAAAGTCGGAGTCCCCAGAGGAGTTGCTAGAGAGTTCAACCAAGCCGATGCCAAGACCGGGATCCTCCGCAAGCGTCGTCAGCGGAAGAGCTCAATCCCACCACGGATGTCCGCAGGATCTATGCCATGACCGAAGAACAAGACCAAGATCTCCCCGAGGGCCAGCCGGCTGAGGTTGCGCTTAGGTGGATCGCTAAGGATATGAAGCTGATCCGGCAAACCCTGATCCGCATCTCCTCATACATCCGCGAAGCCGAATCCGAGATCCCTGAACGAGTTCGGAGGTTCATGAACTACATGCATGATGTGCATGATGTGAAGTATATGTATGAGGAACTTGGTCATAAGGTCCCCGATCATCTCCTCAGGGAATTAGAAAGACTCGATGACCGCTACCGCCAGATCCTCAAAGAACTCAACGAAGAAGGCTCAGCTTTCGAACAAATCCGGCGCAAGATGGCCGAAGACCCAGAGAACCGTTGGGACCATACCCGACAACTCGATTTCAAAGGAAGGAGCGAAGTAAGATGACACATCAAGGTAGAGCAGATCGCAGGGGTTCAGCCGGACAGAAGGTGGAACCGAAGCCCAGAGTAGTCAACCCCGGAGGAGTGGATCGCCTAGGCCAAGCCTTCGGCTCCCATACCCAGACCGGCGATATCGCCCACCCCAACTTAACCCCAACCTACTCATCCAACCGGGGCTACCGTGCCCCGGCTATCCGCAATACTTCCAACAAATCCGGCTCACAGGGGAAGTACTGATGAATATAGACAACATCCACAAATCTCTCCAAATCGTGGAGATAGCTAGAGACTATCCCCACCTGGCCCCCATTAACCAATTCTTCATGCGGGTCCTCGACGACGCCGCCAAGGAATGTGCTGAAGAAATGAAGAAGATCCTCGAAGAGGATGCTAAGAAGAAATCTTCCGGAGTTCCCCAACCTCCTCAACCACCCCCACCTCAGCCAGTCACCCCTCCACCCCCACCTCCAGTGAAAGAACCCGAACCTGAACCCGAACCCAAGCACCATGCTTCTACATCCAAAAGGAGATAGCCAATGGCTAAGTCAATCCTAGGCTACTACGGCCCTGACACACCCAAGTCCCAAGCCGGTCCTGTGTCCTGTGGAGGGGTTCTCCCTGGCGATGAGAAAGATGTGATGAACTACAAACCACCCCAAGGCCCTAGAGGAATCATGAACCCCAAATCCCCAGGGCTCCATGGCACCAACCACGGTGAGGAGCAGCGGCACGACAGCGCCGCTAGGGGCGGTAGCCCCGGCCTCGGTGGCACCAACCACGGCAACTCCGGATCCCAAGGCCGCTATTGAGGGCATGATCCATGGTCGCTCAGGTAGACATAGTGAATAGAGCCTTGCAGGCTATGGGCACCCGCACCACCATCACCAATGCCCAGCTCCAGGGCAACCTCAACAACGAATCTATCCAAGCCAACATTGCTTATATCCCCACCCGCAATGCCCTATTGCGGATGGCCCCATGGAACTGTGGCTTCAACACCATCAACCTCTCCATGATCTCCGCAGTTCCTGGGACACCAGAAAATACCTCCTCATCCACCAACACCTGGCAGAAAGGACAACCATATCCCCCATGGGCGTACGAGTACCAATACCCGGTCGATTGCCTCCGGATGTGCTGGATCACCCCACAAACCGCTACAGGATTCGCTTCTGGTGTTCCCATCACCACTGCCGTAACCGGAGGTGCACCATCCTTCTGGCAAGGCCCTCCGGTAAAGTGGCGCAGAGCGGTCGATCAGTTCTTTGGTGTTATCTCAGCCGCCGTTTCATCACCGGGATCGGGGTATGTCGTAGGTGAGGTCATCACCCTCGTCCAAGCCCCACAAGGTACAGCTCCCGTAGGTGCCCCATGTCAACTCCAAGTTACAACCATCGGCGGGGGTGGGGCCATCACTGCCGTGTCCGTGCTTCCAGTTATCAACTCCTCCGGCGGCACCGCTACTTTGTTCGGTGGATCATACTTCGCCGTTCAACCGAACCCTGTGGCGCAAGGTTCCACTACCGGCGTTGGCACTGGCGCTACCTTCAACCTGACTCAGAATTCGACCGCCACTGACCAGCCGATGTTACTCACCAATCAAGAGTTCGCTATAGGGAACTATGTCAAAGAAATCACCGATGAGAACCTCTTCGATGATCTATTCCAAGAAGCCTTTGTCTCAGTCCTAGCCGCTCGACTCAACTTCTCCCTCACCGGCAAGAAGGACATCTCCAACCACCTCATCCAAGAAACCAACCGAATGATTGTAGTTGCCAGAGGTGTCGATGGAAATGAAGCCCTCGTTGTCAATGACATGCTACCCGATTGGCTCCGGATCCGTGGGATCGACTACGTGGAAGACTACTCCGGCCCCTATAACACTGGATTTAATTGGGGTGCCCTATGGCCAGGGTTTAGCTAATGACCAACCCAGTCATCCAATCCTCATTCAACTCCGGCGAGTGGACCCCGTCCCTCTATGGCCGGGTCGATCTCCAGAAATATCATAGTGGAGCAGCTCTAATCCGCAACTTCTTCGTCGACTACCGTGGCGGCGCCACCACCCGCCCAGGCACCCGCTTCGTCCAACGAGCCCGCAACACCACCTTCCGCCTGATCCCTTTCGTCGCTAGCTTCTCCGTCACCTACGTCCTCGAATTTGGGCCCGGCTATGTCCGATTCTACTACCAAGGCTCCCCGGTCACGGAAACACCGAAGACCATCACATCGGCGACCTCCGCCAACCCAGGGGTGTTTACCTCTACTGCTCATGGCTATGTCAATGGCGATTGGATTCTACTCACTGGTTTCCCTTCTGGTTGGACATCTCTTAATGGTAACTGGTATATCATCACCGCTGCCGCTGCCAACACATTCCAACTCACCGATCTCTACGGCAATGCAATATCAACCCTCGGCTTCCCAGCCTTCAGCGGCACCTCATCCGCCCAGCGCCACTACACCCTGACCAACTCCCCTTACCAAATCACCGACAACCTCTTCCAGATCAAATATGCCCAAGATGTCAACACTCTAATCCTATGCCATCCCAACTACCCTCCATACCAACTCGTCCTCACCACCGCCACTAGCTGGACCTTATCCGCAATTAACTTCGGCGCAACCATCTCCGCCCCAACCGGCCTATCCTCCTCCACCTCCACCGGTACTGGCAATTGGGTCCAATATGTCGTCACTGCTGTTGATGCCAATGGACAAGAATCTGGCCCATCTGCAACCCAACAACAACAGACTCAGTTCCTCACCAGTCCTTCCGCCACAGTCACCCTCTCTTGGGCCGTAGTTACCGGAGCTGTGTCCTACAATGTCTACCGAACCATCGTCTCCACCATTGTCTCCATTCCCGCTGGCGTTCCCTTCGGCTTCATCGGCAATGTCACCGGCACCTCGATCATCGACACCAACATAGCCCCAGACTTTTCCATCTCTGAACCCGTAGTCGAGAATCCATTCTCTGGCAATGGTGTCGCTACCGTCACTATGACCGCAGCGGGCAATTACACCACCGTCCCCAGCGTCACCTTCACCACCTCCCCTGGCACAACTGCCCAAGGTGCAGCATTCCTCAGCGTCCAATCCATTGCTTCTATCTTCTACGTTGGGATTGGCTACTCCATAGGCCAGATCATTAACTTTGGCTATGGCATCACAGTGCAGGTAACCGCCATAGGCGGCTCTGGAACCTTTGCATCTGGTGTCATCAAAACCGGAGGATCCTTCAGCGGCGGTGTCGGCACTCCCTTCCCCGCTAATCCCTTAGTCGATCTCGGCAACACTGCCGGCGGGGTCAAGCTCAACTTCACCTGGGGAGTTGGTGGAGTTACCCTCACCTCCCCTGGTGCTGGGTACCTCAGTGCTCCAGGTGTGACCTTCGGCGCAGGTGGATCCGGTGCCGCTGCCACCACCACCCTCGGCTCCAACCAAGGCAACCCCACAGTTCCAGGCTTTGTGCAACAGCGATTGTTCTTGGGTGGACAAGTCCTGTCTCCATCCCAATTCAACATGTCCCAGCCTACCCAGATCTACAACTTCAATATTACCTTCCCTGCCCAAGCCGACAACGCCATCCAAGCCACTCTATTCAACACCACACTCAACTCTATTAAATCCGTAGTCCCGGTCTCCGCAGGACTTATCATCTTTGCCGATCATGGAGCTTGGTTAGTCAACGGAGGATCCCCCGGCGCCCCCATCTCCGCTCTTCAACTCGTCGCCAATCCCCAAGCATACTCCGGTGCCAGTGATGTCGCTCCCATTGTCACCCCCAACGACATCCTCTACGTCCAAGCTAAGAACTCCTCCGTCAGGGACCTAGCTTATAACTTCTACCTCGCCAACTACGTCGGTGCCGATGTTTCCATCATCTCCTCCCATCTCTTCTATGACTTCACCATCATCCAATGGACCTGGGCGGAAGAACCATTCAAGGTTGCCTGGGCAGTCCGCAGCGACGGCCAACTCCTCAGCTTCACCTTTGTCAAAGACCAAGAGCTCTTGGCTTGGGCCCATCATGACACCAATGGCGCCTACTCCACCATCTGCTCAGTTAACGAATCCACCCTCATCGGCAATGTCGATGCTGTCTATGTCGGAGTCCAACGCTTCATCAACAACCAAGCTGTCGCCTACATCGAACGCATGGTGGAGTTAATATACCCCAATGATTTCCAATCATCCTGGCAAGTCGACGCTGGTATCGGCTATACTGGCAATCCTGCTACCACTTTCTCTGGCGCACAGCATCTTGCAGGACAAGCTGTTACAGGAGTCGCAGATGGAATCGTCATCAACTTCACCATGCCCATCTCCGGAACATTTATCTTTGGCCCTGGCGGAACTCCGGGCCTCACAGGAATTCCATCAGCAAGCATTGTCACCGTGGGCCTGGCCTTTCTCCCCCAATTTCAAACCCTCCCTCTTGATCTCGGTGAACCCACAGTTCAAGGAAAGCGGAAGACCATTCGAGGAGTCAACCTCCGCTGTCGCCAGACCCTAGGCCTACAAATCGGTCGATCATTCTCCACCCTTGTCCCTATGCAAGACCTAACCCTAGGCTCCCAGAATGTGCAGATGAACCAACAAGTCACCGGCCTGGTCACCGGTGATGCCCGAACCATCGTCGATCCCCAATGGGATGTATGGACCCAATACTGCGTCCAACAGCCCAGCCCCTACCCCGCCACCATTCTCGCTGTGATGCCCGAGATTGATGTAGGAGACGATGCCACATGACCCAGGTCCGCATAGCCCCACTGGGTGAGGAGCAGTTGTCCGATCTAATCATATCTGTTCCCGGAGAACCCATCACCCAAGACATCCTCAAAGTCTTTGATTACTGCCAGAAGATGTCGGGGGAAATCTGGACTGGATTTGTGGATGACCAGATCATCTGTGCTTGGGGATTGATTCCACCGACCCTGCTATCTAATCAAGCCTACCTCTGGCTTTGGACCACCCCCGGAGTCCAAGATCATAAATTCCTTCTAGTCCGTCATTCCCAGAAGCAGATCTCTAAGATGCTCGACAAGTGGGACACCATCCATGGCCACTGCCGAGTTGATCGCCCTGATTCCCAGAGATGGCTCCGGTGGCTCGGTGCTATCTTCGGCCCACCTGAGG